GCATTTCCCGCTACCCATCCTGTTGTATCCCCTACTTGCAAATGATTGTTATCTACTACATTTATAATTGTTGTGGTATGTGTCCCTTGGGCAATTGTGTCACCGTTTGATAGCCCATTAGAACTCTCTATAGCTAAATGAATGCCATCTACTACAGAATCCACTATAAACTGCATTCCATGACTATAGGAAGCACTCAAAGGGCTATTTATAACAGGTACAGCATTTGTATAAACTGGAACTGAAACATTTACACTTGTTACGTTCTGGATACTCAAACTATCACTCCACTCGCAATAAACTCTTAAAACAAAATGATTTTCAATATAAATGCGCTGATTCTGGGCAATCCTGGTTTCATTAGGCATTGTACGATCAATCATCTCAATTCCATTTACAGCCAACTGATGCCGAATTTCAGACATATTATTATAAATTAGGTCAACAATTTTATCCCTAGCCAAAGTATCGTCGATTGTATAAACTTTAATATTTATATTAACCACAAGACTGGAAAAAATTTCTGACTGGGTTACTACATTAGCAGAATTCTTTAATTCAAAAGCATCTTCTGGACCTAGATAGCGGGTCTCAGAAGCAGAAGCAGTATCGACGATGACCATCGGCCAGTCAGCATAATCTTGCATTATCGCATCAGCAATAAAAATTTCTGAGTTGTCAAAATCAAATAAGCCTCCCTGAGTCAAAGTTGGTGCTGATACTCTTAATACAGTTGAAGAAACAGTTAACGTAATAGCATTTCCAGCAACTCCCGTTGTAATAGCAGTAAGAGACACTTTATTTGGAATTGAATTTGTTGTAGCTGCTACTAACAGAGTTGAGGAATGAGCATTAATATAAGCGACCAAATTTGCCAATGTAATTTGCTGAGTGAGCCCAATAGCCACATCTGTCCCAAATGTAATAACATTTGTTCCAATCGTTAGAGTACCCCCACTAGAAGGATTTCCATAAAACTGAACAGATCCAGAGGCTGCGGATTCAATATAGGGATATTCGAATGCAGGAACAACTGCAGTGTTATGTCTTGGAGCAAAGATTTCTCTAAGTTCAAGAATTACTGCGTTGCGTACCCTGGTCAATATTAAATAAGGATTAGTGTTCATTAATAGCTCTCTGTTTATTTTTAATTATATTGAATTTGCTACTTGATTTTAAAGTCCACTAGGTAACTGATATACTATTGAGCCACGTTCAACTTCTGCAAGTGAGAAATCCTGATGTAGAACGAAATGCTTCCATCTTCGAGGGAAAACTTCTGTGACAAAAAATCTCTGATTATTTCTACGAACAAATAAATCCCCAGGGGTCAAAAGTGGCTCATGAGCAGTCCATGAATGCGGCTTATAAATTCTAGTTTGCCCATAATCAGATAATGCTAAATCTTCAGGACCACTTGAAAGTAAACTTACAACAATCTCAACTGGCTGAAAATAGCCATAATAAGGTCCACCTGCCTCTGGTCCTGTTGTATTAGAATCAACCGCAACCCAACCTGTGCCATAGCATTCCATATCTTCATGTTGTTCAGAAGTATGCCGTATAGAGTCAAACTGACTACATCTTCTGCCTTCATACCTTCTTTTATATAAAAGTACGCGCTCACCACTTTGCTCCAAGATCCATTTGTCTTTCTCTCGTATACTAAGGAAGTACCACTCCCTAGAATTTGGACCGAACTGTTCTTGGTCAGGCAAAATTTGAAAAGAGTCACCCATTTTGATTCACCTTTTGTAATTTTTTAAATTCTCTACATGTTGGAAATTTTTTAACTAAATCTACAAACTCTTTATCGTAGACAAAACTATTTTTACTTACATAGGCACTTAAGCAGTGGCCAAGAATTTTTTCATTTCTACCGTTAATTTGATCTTGCACATGTGCTCTTGGCCTATAACCATTAATCTCACAAAATTCTAAAATCTTTCTCTTAGCGTCTATGGAAGATTTAGTTCTCTTATTGGAATAAGTTAAAATTTCTTTAGTAAAAACAGGATATTTTATTCTCATCTTTTCATTCATATAGGCACGTAATAAAGAACCTAAATCTTGCTCTTTTTCACTTCCAGTATCTTCACATGGCCTATAACCATTTTCTTTACAAAACTGTAAAATCTTTTTCTGGTTTTCTATTGTTATAAACTCTCTTTTAGATGGATATTTTAATACTTGTTTCTTAAATTCAATACAATTTTCAGTATATTCACGATCAAAATAATTTTCTAAATTAGAAGCTAATTTCAATTCAAATTTATTTTTAGAATGACTACTTGGTTTATACCCATATTTTTTACAAAAATCTAAGATATTTTTTTGATTCTTTAAAATTGTATCTTTATTTTTTCCTAGTGGGCTTCCAGCAACAGGGTATAAATTATAACCTTTTTCTGGATTTGCAGCATCATAATAATTAATCCAGTAATTTTCCCTTTCCTCAAGTTTCTTTTTAGTTGGTTTATCAATTACCTCTAAAATTTCAAATTTAAAATTATCCTCACCATATTTGTACCAAGCAGATTCTAAGTATTTATTGTGATGTTTCCTAGCTCGTAATTTAGCAAAATGCTCATTATTTCTACGTGCCAAATTACAAGCAGAGCCTACATATCCCTTCCCATTAACCTTATTAAATATCCTATAAATTCCACTTAATCTTTTCGTCATATTATAAGTTTAACATATCTTTACATTATCTGCAACTTGATTTATTTTCCTTGTGCAGCAATTAAAACAGCTATTTGGGCCTGTAATGCTGCAATTTGATCTTGTAAAGATGGAGGTGGAACGTAAGCAGCAATTGCTGCTGTAATTTCATCATCTGTAGGTCTTGTTTGAACGGTGTCAAGCCATTCAAGTCCTGTTAAGCTATCACCATGTAAAACCCATTGTGCTCCTAGACGTAAAGTTTGTAATGCCTTTGCAATATCTTGATTATTCATAATGTTATCCTATCTCCACTAAGTACATTGTTTGATTCACCCCATTAGCAGAACCCCATAGTGCATTGTAAATTATATTATTGGCTTTTATATAAACAGTATAAGTTAAGGCGGCTACAGATGCAGGACTATCCAAGTAATTAAATGATGCAGGAACATAATTAATACCAGTACTATACATCTCCAGAAAACCGTGTGATTGACCACTTATATCAGATCCATTTCGATAAAGTGTTGCATAAGAGAAATTCCCTGAAGTAGCTATTTCACCAGAGACCATCACCATCACTTTACTGGAAGTAGACGCACAGGTTATTGTTCCAGATAATCCTGTGGTAACATAACTAGTAGAAGTGGTAGAAGTTTGTGTAGCATTTATAACGGGTACGATTTGCAATACTCGTTGTCCAGACACTTGACCAAAAGCAACAGCATCAGTTGAAACTGTAGCATTACCGATGTTAGAAAGCTTACTACCTCCAAAATAAGTAAGATTATTTCCAGCTAAATAAATAGCATAGTTATAAGAAGCACTTGTAAGATTTTCAACATAAAGCCCTGTTTGATAAACAGGTTCAGCACCTAATACAGACGTATTTGAGGCATAAAAACCATATATATCTTGTGCTGCACCTGCTCCAACTTCAATAACAGGAGCAGAATAAAAGCTAAGTATCCTACTTATTGTTCTTGAAGAATTATGCCCAAGATTAGCTTGAAAAGCACATAAATGATCAAACTGATTTGAACCTATCGTATTAGCTTGTGACTCAAATGAAGCATAGGCAGTTCCAACAGAACCATTCCACGTTGAGTAATCCCCAATACCATGTCCATTTCCAATTGCAGGAGAAAGAGCAAGATTTAAAGAAACAGCTGTTGCACGACCAACATCTGCACCAATTTGAAAAGTGCCTACAAGAGTTCCAGGATTAATGCCTAGACTGCCAGAGGCATTAGTTATAATAGAAGAATTTCCACTAATAGTAGACCCTGTTGTTGCATAATAACCCATCTGATATTGTGTTCCACTAGAAACTGTTCCACTATTTCCTGGTTGCCACGAAGTATTTCCTGATCCATCTGTCTGCAAGAAATAATTAGATGATCCTGCTGTAGTTGGTAATTGTAATGTATATGAAGTAGTAGCATTTGTAGCTTTAAGTGTTACCGTATGAGTAGAATTATCCGTCAATATTAATGCTTTAGAACTTGCTAAAGTAATGCTATTACTAAAACCCCAAGTTCCTGCTATAGTATAATTT